TACGCTTCTCTTGTTTATTTTTATTTTTTTTATGAACTCTTGGTCGTTTCTTAGGTTTTGGTCTAGGTACAAAATCTTTAAACTTCCGTGCCATTATGGTTTAGTTGGCCATGTAGCGTTTTCACATTTAGCAACAGTGTCTTTACCATCAGGCAAATCTCTAAGAGCTTGTCTGTAGTTTTTCCAGTCAGTAGAAATAGTGTTACCTTTTTCAAGAACTGATAATATTTCCCAATCAGACTCTTGTAGTAATCTATTTCTTTTAGCTCTAAGGTCAGCTAAAGCTCTAGCAGGTGCAGCATCTGCCCACGCTTGCTCTTCAGCATCTCTCGCAGCTTCTTCTTCAGCTGTGAACTGTACTCTGTTACCATTTATATTATGATATCTTGGCATTGTTTTTTTCTCCTTTTATTATAAAATTCCGTATAAGCAAATATCTCCAGCATCTATATTACCAGAGCTAAATTTAAAACTTATTTCATCTATAGCAGATGTTGTATTAAAATAACCAGCTGTAAAACAATCTTCTGATTCACTAGCTGAATGATACATATTAGTTCTAGCAATAAAATGTTTTACAAATGTAGTGGATGATGGGTTAAATAAATGTAACATTCCCGAAACACATTCATCATTGCCATTTCCGACAGCTCTAGCTATATCTTGATAATTTGTACCTTGTGCTTGATCTGCCCCACTTTCATAGTCTATACCAGTACCACCATCAGCTTCTTTATGCCCAGCTTTAAATAATGTAGTTGTCATAGTTTCATTAAAACCACTTCCACCAGCAGCGTTTCCTTGAAATTCTAATTCAACACCATCAGTAGCTGGGTGTAGATTATTAAAAGTAAATAAATATTCTTTATAGGTAGAATCTAATACTACATCAGAACTACCATCTACAAAATCTAACGTACCACTAGAACTAGCAGTCAACTTTTTAATAAACACCATTGATCCAGTGTGTATAGATCCAAAGGCTGTAACCGATCTAACTGCTCTATCATTAAGTGTAACTATGCTCATTATGAATCCTTTAATCCGTAAAGTTTTATAGTACCAGCATCTATGTTGCCACTACTCATTTTAAATTGTACTGCATCAATAGCAGCAGTTACATTACAGTAACCAGCTATAAAATTATTAAATGATCTATCATTAGATGCAGAAGAATTGGATTCTGCAATAAAATGTTTTACAAAAGTTGTAGATGCTGGATTAAATAAATGTAAATATCCTGATAAATTTTGATCGTTATCATTACCAAGATCTTGAGTTAAATTTTGAAAACCTGTTCCTTGTGCTAAGTCTCCGCTTGCCTCATATCCTGTAGAACCACCATTTCCGTCTTCTCTGTTCTGTCCTCTAAAAAATGTTGATGTTTTTGTAGCATCATAGTCTGTACCGCCATCTCTAAAACCTACTTGAAATTGTGCACCATCAGTTGCACCATGAATATTAATAAATTCAAACTTATAAATAGGATATGTGCTATCCAAGACCACATCATCACTTCCATCTACAAAAGATAACGTAGCACTACTACTAGCAGTCAAAGTTTTAATATGTGTTAATGATTTAGCTGCCCCAGGTATAGCTGAGATATTTCTAATGCTTCTGTTGTTATAAGTTACAATTGACATTACACAACTCCATACATTTTAATTGTGCCTGCATCTATGTTGCCTGTGCTAAAAGAAAATTGAACTCCATCAATAGCTGCTGTAACATTACAATATCCAGCTACTAAAATATGATCTGAAGCATTATCTCCACTTGTAGAATTTATATCAGTTATAAAATGTTTTACAAAAGTCGTTGAACTAGGATTGAATAATTGTAATGTTCCTGATAAACCTTGATCATTATCACCACCAGCATTTTCTATTAATCTTTGTGAACTTGTTGATTGTGCTAAATCATTTCCATCATCATAAACAATAGAACCTAAACTACCATCTTCTCCATGTCTAGTTTTTATATAAGTTGTAGTTTTTGTTGCATCAAAAGAAGAACCACCATCTCTAAAATTTACTAAAAATTCAGCATTATCAGTTGCTGGGTGTATGCTTATAAATTTAAAAACATAGGAATCATAAGTGCTATCAATATTACTTGTAAAATCTATTGTTGCACTAGAGCTAGCAGTCTGTGTAGATAATAATACTAAGCTACTACCAGAGACCCCTGAGGGGAGACTGGTAATGGATGCCATGGATCTGTCATTGCATACATTGATTGACATGTTATACTCCTATGATCGTTTTATTCCATAAACTGTAATTCTGCCATCAGAGATATTTCCTGAGTTGAAAAAAAATGATACTCCAGATAAAGCATTTTGATTACCATTATAAAATCCATGACCTTTTTGTGTATAGTAGTAATTTGTGCCTGATCCAACATAAACATTATAAGCATTAAAACTACAAATTTTATTAGCTACTGTGCTTAATGGATTATAAAGAGTAACATCAAATTGTACTCTATTTCCAGTTACAGATGTAGTCATTCCACCAGTTAGTGCAATTAAATTATCTCCAGTAGCAGCATTATCATCTCTTACAGTTGAACCATTATCTCTTAAAGTATTTTGATGCCAAACATAATTTGATGCAGTTATATCAGAATCACTTTGTCTAAATCTCATTCTAAAAGCTGCATCACTAGTTGCATTTAATATATCATTACCTATTATTAAATAATTTTCATAATCAGAAGTAAATATACCATCAAAAGATACAGAGCCAGTTGCTGAACTAACATCTGTTGTTCCAAGTTGAACAAGACCACCTGTACTTTTAATATAACTATAATCAATTCTTTTAATTGTTCCAGCGTCTGACACTAAAAATTCGTCTGTGTCTGCTGGTGTTGCAGCAAGTTCTGTTTGACCAGAAATAATATCATTATTAAGTTTAGCAGCAGTAACAGTATTATCTGATGGAGTACCTAAATCTAAAACATTACCTAATAACATTACAAAATCAATAACATCCCCTGTTGCCAAATTTGAGGCAAAGGTTAGGGTGCTACCTGAAATTGTATATGAGTCTGTTGGTGCTTGAAGTATCCCATTAAGTGATACTAGAACGTGATTAGGGCTTTCTGGGGACACATTAGAGCCACCTACTTGTAAAGTATAGGCAGCCTGTCCGTTGACGACACTAATAGCATCGCACTTCTGAAAGTTTCCTACTGTGGGTGTTTTTCCTATGTATGCCATATTTCTCCTTAATTAATTTTATCTTGCTGTTGTTGGGATTCCACCTGATGTAACAAATGGATTTTCTGCAAATGCCATGTAGATGTATGTATCTCCTGAACCATTAGCTGATGCATCTCTAAATTTAATTCCATTACTTAAAAAATCGCTAAATGTAAAAGTTGCTTCTGCATCTGATGTATTGGCATCAAAATATTTATTTACAACATTAAATTCATTTCTTTTGTTATCTAACATATACCAATTATCTGCACTATTAGTTTTTTTATACATAACCCAAGCTGGTTTAAATCCTGTATAAACAAATGCTCCATCTGCATTTCCATTTCCTGTGAATGACCCAAATTTACTGTAGCCTTTTTTCTCTGCGAAGCAGTAGGCTATTATATTTTCTGTACCATTTATATTACCATCTCCACTTAAATAAAATACACTAGATGTTGGTGCTGTATCTTGAAATAAATTTAAATCAGTTGAAGCATTAGTTCCACTTAAATATAAAAATTTTTCCCAAGAAGAATGTATAGAATCTCCACCTACAATCCAATCTCCATCACTTCTTCCTCTGTTCTTAAAAATTATTAAATTTGGTGCTACTCCTAACCCATGACCAACTGTTGCATTTGCCTCTGTTCCTGTATAAGACACAATACTAAATCCAGCAGTAGTGTTTGCAGAAACACTTGAGGTTATGCTTCCATCTGTGTTTGATGATGCAGAGCCACCAGCTAACCAATTCCATGAGCAGTAGGTCGCTGAACTTTGATTTGTTCTTCCATCGCTAGTATTTCCAGAGCCTACAGTAAAACCA